AAATGTCAAACGAAGAAATTTTTGCTGGTGTGACCACCGAAGACGAACTGGACAAGGAAATTGCATCTCAGGCAAATGTTTCTGAGGATCCGGGCACCGATGTGCCCAAGACGCCTGCGTCAGAACAGGCCGACTCCCAGGACATTTCCGAAAAGGAACCATTGCCGGACCCAATTGATCCTGCAGAGATCTTGCTGGATGGACAATCGTCCGATGAAAAGGATGCAGAGAAAGACAGCGATGATATTGACGCGGCCAAGAAGTCACAAACAAGGGTCCCTTTAAGTGCACTCCAAAAAGTTCGGCGACAAAAACAGCATTTACAAGCTGAAAATGAACGACTCAGGGAAGAGCTGTCGCAGTTGGAAAGCCAGCCTGATAACGACGATGAGGACGATGAAAGTCCTATATCTCGTGCACAGGCCAAGGCACTCGCAGACAAGGCAGCGAAGAAAACTGACCTTGCCGCCAGAATTGAGCGGAACAAAGCCTCTCTTGAGCAGACGGGCGAAACTGAAAAGACAGTCCATGCGGAGTTAAAGTCGAAGATCGCTCAATCCAAAGAAAAAGCGGTCAAGGCTCACTCTGATTTCGACAAGGTTATGGAGGCGGCGAAAGCCTTGAATCTCATTAACCCGGTTGAAATCGAAGCAGCTCGTGCCAGCGACGATCCCTGTGAGTTTCTGTACTCAACCCAGAAGAAAAAACTGGATGCATTACGTTCATTGTATGGTGGTCATGATCCGGCTCCAAACGAAAACCGTGATCATGGTCAACAGGATACCATAGAAGACGACGAGAATGAGGTTGATACTAACAACTTCTCTTCGTTATTCAATGGTAGATAGTTATTGACCATGATCTAAGCTATAGGAGCTTAAATCATGGGAGCAACAACCTTTGGACGCAGTACATATTCTGCGTATTCTGCGAATTCGCACGCGAATTTGATAGAACAAATATGGACCGACAAGGACTTCAAGTGGTTCCTTGCAGATAACCCACTGACTCCGTTCATGGGTATCGGTCCAGACAACATCATTCAAGTCATGCCGGACTTCCAAACCAAGAAGGGCGATAAAGTAACCTTCCACCTGGAAGGTCTCTTGACTGGTTCAGGCCAGGGCGATGATGGCACATTGGAAGGCAACGAAGAGGCGTTGTCAATTTTCGATGATTCCATTACCGTCCATGAACGCGCACACGCGACAAAACTCAACGGCCCGATGACGGAACAGCGAACCAGCATCAAACTGCGGGACAGCTCTCGTCGGGCTGTAACACGATGGTCGGCCGCGGCCGTTGCCAGCGATCTGTTTTCCGCGTTGTCCGGCCTCGAATCTAAGGCCCCCTATACCGGTCGGCTTTCTGGTGTGCAGTCACAAGACACCGATGGTAATGCCATTGACACGGTCGAGGCGGTAGCCCCGGTTAAGAGTGCAACGGCACACCGTGCATTCTTTGGGGGACAGACCTCTGCCGGTGTCGTCACGCGAGTAGCCAACGACGCCGCTATCACAAGCTCAACCACGTGTTTGTTCGGTACACAGGTCATTTCTCTGGTCAAACGTATGGCGATGCGGACGGTTACCACAGATGGGACGAAGCCGCTTTGTCCGCTTCGTCCGATCATCATCAATGGCAAGGCCCATTATGTGATGTTCGTTGACACGTACCAGGCAAAAGCGGTCAAGGCCGAATCTGCATGGCAGCAGGCACAGCGAGAAGCCAACAATCGTGGAAAGGACAATCCTTTATTCACAGGCATGCTGGGTATATGGGACAATGTGGTTCTCCACGAGCTGGAATGGCTGCATCGTCGTACCGGTGCCGGCGGCGTAACTGCCGATGAGTTCTTCGACACGACATCCGATTCCTGTGCCGATGGTATCACCGTCGCACGTGGCTTGTTCTGTGGTGCACAGGCAGCAGGTATGGCATGGGGCATGAAGCCAGCTTACAAGGCCAAAGAGTTCGACTATGGTCGAAAACATGGTGTCGCCGTTGATATGATCTACGGCTCTAAGCAGGCAGCGTTTGCGTCGACGGGAGGGTCAGACATCCCGTTTGGTGTGATTACGGTCGACACGGCCGTGGTGCTCGATTAGCCCAACGTTAATCCTGAGAGAAGGCTTATCCTTCTCTCAGGTTCTTTTTGATGTGAGGTGTCCTATGGCGATACTGAAAAGTGAGATATTGAGCAAAGTCAACAGTATATTGGAGCGATCCGAGACCAGTATCGATGATGAACTTCGCGAGATATTGCGTTTTATAACGTCATACGCACCTTTTTTGAGAGAAACAGCCACGGGTACATTGACAAGTTGGACCATCACCGAGCCAGACCTATGCCTGATGATCACGATGATCGGCATTGAGAAGAAATCCTATGATCTATTTGCTTATAACCTCTTTAACCAGCCATTCATTGACGTTCAGGCCGAGGCCAGAACGGGGTTTGCGAGCCGTGATGGTGTGATTTATGTCAGTCCAAAGACATTGGCAGGCAAGGATTACACGATATTTTATGCCAAGAAGCATTCACTGGATGTGTCTGATGATGACTGTATTGAACTCGGTGACGAGTTTCGGGTCCTGATCGAAGACGGGGTAATAGCTGAGAAAATCAGAAGTTTGAATATGACTCAACAGAGAGTTGATTTTGGAGGAAGGTTCATTGCAAACCTCCAGTTAATGGCACAACAGGTCTCCCCGCCTATGGGGACCATTTATCCTGAAGGAAGGTAACAATGGGAACTCTGACAGATACACTTGATCCAACTCGGCCGGATGGTGATGAAAGCCCAACCGATGGCGATGATGTAATTCGGAAGGCATTGCGGTCCTTGATGGAGATGCTTGGTGAGGACCATTATACCGTCAAAAATGGCGACGTATATGAGAGTGACGAGAATCTTGAACACAAAAAGATAACTCTCAGAGAGCAAGCCGCCGATCCAACAAATGCGTCAAACAAAGGTTTTCTATATACCAAAGAAACTGATTCAAAAACCACTTTTCATGTAATGGATGAAGATGGAAATGTTCTTCGGTTGACAAAGCTCGGTCGGTTTTGTCTCGACCAGGCCCAGCTATCCAATAATACGGCACTGAAGGCATGGAACCAAGCCAATACAACGGATGTTGAAATCGCAATGGTCAATACATCAGATTCGGTTGTCATGCCAAATCAGGTAACGATGAACAGTGGATTTAAGCTCGGTGCAAATTCAGATGCAAATTCCAAGAAAATTGAAAATCTTGCGACGGGCACGACAGACGGAGACGCTGTTAATATGGGGCAGTTTACGAACGTTTCTGCTCTTGGAAACAACCTTACAGATCAAACACTCAATTTGCCGTATGGCTTAAAATTGAGAATAATCGAGGCAACAATCGACTCAAATGTAATTAGCGATACCACTAATGTTGCTCACGGTCTAACTCGATGCTTTTGTGCTGTCCATCAAATGATAACGATTGTAGGCAATGAAGGATTTGATACTTATGTAATTAAACAAGATTCCATTAATAGTACGAATATCGTTTTCAGGAACACCAATGCTTTTGATGTAAAACTAAAAATATTCGCACTGGGTAGATAATATGAATAAATTCGGCGTATTTGCACCAACACACGGCATCAGGGAAGATTTTCCTTATGCCCTGATCCGTAACTCGTTCCACAAAGAGAACGAGAACGTCCAGATTGTGGACGGAGAGGTGCGGTCTGCCCAGATGAGACTGAAAGAACTTCTTTGTACAGATGGCAGTACGCACGCCGCAACCCCAGATGCGAATCCAATAATAAAATATCACACATTCAAAGGATCTTCAGGCGAGACCCTGCTTGGGTTTACAAAAGCCAATGTTTACTTTTGGAATTCAAGTGGAGGTGAATGGTCAAACTTATGGGTGAACTCGACAAACTGTTCAATGTGGTCGGTTGACACCGTGTTTAGTGGCGTTGTTGCTACGAACAACGTCGATATGCCTATTTACTGGGATGGGAATACTGGCGACAGTTTCTCTCAGACTTTTGCGGACCTCGGAACGACCGGGTTATATGTGGCATCGGGTGTATATATTGAGCGGGCAAGAACGGTCAAAGGTTATGACAATCGTATTCATTTCGGAAATGTGCAACTAAGTGATGGATCTTCCATGAAGTCATCTGTGTATTATTCACGACTTGGTCAGTACGACATGCAAAATGGAGACGCTGGCAGCTTTGTTGTGGAAGGCAATGGTGATGTATCCTGTTTTGGTGTCAAGGATGGTGCTTTATACATTTTCAAGGAATATTCAATCCGGAAATATTGGTCTACCGTTTCGGAGGAGGCGTATGGTAGCTCGGAATATATGTCAGAGATTGGCTGTCCATCCCCGAATTCAGTGTGCAGTGACGATAACGGTCGATTGTACTTTTTTGGCTCGAATATGATGTTTAATGAGATTGGTCTTGGTCCAATCTCGCAGGGACTAAAGATCACAAGTCACAGTATTAATCCGGATGAGACGGCATTGCTTGGAATGCATGGGGCATATATTTCTGAATACGACGAACTGTGGTTTTCTGTGCCATTGGGTTCTTCAGAGTTTAACAACGTCATCCTCGTTTACAAGGATGGGGTATGGACAAAAAGAAATATTTCCGCCTATGCCATTGGCGCATACCATCGAGTCCAATCGTGGACGTGGGACACATTGCCTTATGAGACATGGGATGAGTGGGCGTGGCCTCAGTGGGACTACTCACCGGGCCAGGGTGGATTTCCTATTGATCTTGTTTCTGATGCGAGTGGGTATACATGGGCGGCACATCTCAGTGCAAAAGACGCAGGCGAATCCTTTACGGCAACGTTTACGCTGAGCACTGATCTTGCAAACAAGCAGTCACTATCTGAATACAAACGCATTTACAGCATCCAGCCATTCTTTCAGGCAGCCGGAGACGCCACGGTTGGTATATATATCAAACGGGATGGTGAATCGAGTTGGCAATATTTGGGTGACGTAGATATCACTGGGAGTGGACAGATGGCATTCCCCAGGTTGCCTACAAGCAAAAGGGCCAGGCATTTCCTTGTGCGGTTCGACTCTCAAAGTCCGTTTCGGTTCTTGGGTGTTGTTTTTGAATTTGAATTTGATGGAGACCGCTGATGGCCGTGACATCGATGAAATCTCCTTCCGATGCTCAGCTTCGGTATCGTAGGGCACAATCCTTAGATGAAGCGAACAGGCAGATTGAGGAGTTGTATAGGCGTTTAGATGAATTGTTTCGATTATTACGGGCTGACGTTGCAAAAAACCGTCAGGACCTCGACACACTTTTATGAGGTGACTTATGAGTTGGTTGGATGATTTGTTTTTCAAAAAAGATGATTATAAGAATGCTCCGCGAACAAAGGAGTCTCAGCAGGGTGGCCAGTTTCTTATGGATATCCTTAACCAAGGATCGCCTGACTATCCTCAGCGTAAGATAGCCGGCCTGTCTGACAACGAACAAGCCATCCAGGGGAATATCGCTTCATTCCTGAATGCCAATCAACCTGTATTTCAGTCGGCTACAGACGAAATCATGGCTACGTTATCCGGTGATTACGATCCTCGTACAAGTGATTTTTACAAGGGCGTACGTCAGGAGGCCGATATCCTAAAGGAAGAAGAATCAGACGCAATCCGCCGGAGGGCGAATCTCGGTGGTATGTTATACTCAACCGGAGCTTCTAACATAGAGGCAAAGAATAATGCCCGCATAGACGCAGAGACGCTTCAGGTTCTTGGATCTCTTACTGAAAACGAGCGGAATCGCAAACTCGGGACGGCGATGAATGCGTCACAGAACGCCGTTGCAAATACCCTTGCCGCCCAAGGCGTCTCTGCGGTCCCCAGGCAGGTTACGCAGGAAGAGTACGATGCTATGTATGCTGAGACACTCGACGAACTGCTGGCTCCATACCAGCTTATGTCCCCCATCGCGACATCGATGATGGGGTACAGTCCAGGCATTATTAACTATGGAGGCGGATTGACAGGGCTTGGATTCCTTACGTCGGCCGGGGCAAATGTGGCAGCGGCGTATGCTGGAAAGGGAGGCTAATAATGGCCGGGATTTATGATCCAAGTGCAAATAAGGTGTCGGCGCAGATGGCACTTGCCGGACAGATCGGCGGTGGGATTGGAATGCTTCTGCGTGGCATTAAGCAAAAATCAGATATAGCCAAGACTCAAGCAAAACAGGCCAGGCAAATTCAGATGCAGGAAGAGTTTTATGGTGTTGTGCTCGGGCAGGGCGATCCAGATTCAAAGCTTGCCGCTATTCAAGCACTTCCGGATAAGTATACGGGTATGATGTTGCAAGACCTTCAGGGTATTGATGAGCTCGTTACCCAGCAGATCAGACGGATGTATGCCAAACCGTCTTCTTCACAGTACGACCTGCAGGACTACATCCGGGTGCGAGACAGTGCGGTTCATCGGGATCCCTTGA